CAGTGCCAGCGCCAGTGCCAGCACCAGCACCAGCACCAGCACCAGCACCAGTTCCAGCACCAGTTCCAGCACCAGCACCAGCACCAGTTCCAGTTGACCCTATCATGGAACAGTTAAAGGCGCTTACAACGGCGGTGCAGTCAAACGCAATTATCAATAGCCAGTTGCCGATTACTCAGCCGGAAACGCCGGAGGATATACTGGCAAGTATTATTAATCCGCCAACAATTGTAAACAATAAATAAGGAGGTAAACATGGCAGCAAACGATTTAAGTTTTAACCAGTTGTCAACCGTGTTAAACAGCATTGTTTCACAGGCAACAGGAAAAGCAACTATAGCTCCTACTAATACATCGGAGTTTATTACAGTTGCTCAGACAGCCCTTAAAACTGGCTATGACCCGGTGATGCAGTCCATATCACAAATGATGTCCAGAAGCATTTTTTCTACCAGGCCATACTACAGAAAGTTTGGTGATATTCAGGTAAATAACCAGAAATGGGGAAACATCACAAGAAAGCTTAATATTTCCGACAAGGATTGGGAAAATGATGTGCGATTTGAGCTTGTTGAAGGCGAATCAGTTGACATGTACAAGGTTAACAAACCTAACATTTTACAGACAAACTTTTACGGCGCAAACGTGTATGAAAGAAGCTACACAATCTTCAAAGACCAGCTCGACTGTGCATTCTCCGGACCTGATGAGTTCGCCAGATTCTTAAGCATGGTGACAGGAAACTGCACCGACATGATTGAACAGGCTCATGAGAATTTAGCAAGAGCAACCGTTGCCAACTATATCGGAGGAAAAGTAAAAGGAGATGCTGGCAGTTGTATCCATCTTCTGACAGAGTATAACGCGCTTACAGGGCTTGCTCTTACGAAGGAAACTGTATATCAGCCGGCTAATTACAAGCCATTCATTGACTGGGTTTATAGCCGTATCGCTACCCTGACAGAGCTTATGACGGAGAGGAGCCAGCTCTTCCATACAAATATCACTGGCAAGACGATTAACCGTCACACGCCATTACAGAAACAGAGAGTTTATTTATATGCTCCTGCAAGATTCAACATTGAGTCAATGTCGCTGGCAAATACATACAACTACAATTTCCTTAAGATGGCATACAACGAAACTGTGAACTATTGGCAGTCCATACAGAGTCCATCTAAGATTAATGTGAAGCCGTCTTATTTACAGGCTGATGGAACAATTACAACGCCAAAAGATGCGCTGGAACAGGATGACATCTTCGGTGTAATCTTCGATGAAGAAGCACTCGGATACACGGTAATGAACCAATGGTCAGCTACTACACCATTCAACGCAAAGGGTGGATATTCTAACGTATTCTTCCACTTTACAGACCGTTTCTGGAATGACTTTACAGAAAACGGATTAGTACTTTTACTCGATTAAGGAGGTATTTAAATGGGCATATCAGTGAATATGTATACGTTTAGCAAATATGCTAACTCAACGGAACAGCCAGCAGGAGCCGGGACAAGCTTTGATTGTGTACTGAAAGATACAAGCGGAGTAATTAATCCTACTATCGCTCTGAAACTTGATATGTCCTTTAATGTCTCCGCCTACAACTATGCCTATATCCCGGATTTTGAAAGATATTATTTCGTCCGTGAATGGACATGGGAACGCGGCCTTTGGGTTGCCAGTTTGGATGTAGATGTTCTTGCCACATACAAGGCGCAGATTGGCGTTTCAACTCAGTATGTGTTACGCAGTTCTCTTGCATCAAACGGCAAAATACTTGATACTATTTATCCTACCACAAGTGACATCACGCATCAGCGTGTAGCTGTAGAACTTCCATGGAAGACTCATTTAGAGGATGGTTACTATGTGGTAGGTATAATAGGTGACGCGAATAACACGTTGGGAGCGGTAAACTATTACGCGTTTACGCAGTCAGAAATGAATGACTTTAACAAGGCTCTGATGGCGAGTGCAGACTGGTTAAATGTTCCTACAGAGGAAATATCAACAGAGCTTTTAAAAGCTCTATATAACCCCTATCAATATGTTGTTAGCGCATTGTGGTTTCCTATAGTAATACCGCTTACAGAAGCTCCGGCAGTTGCAAGTATCAACTTCGGTTGGTGGAGCATTACTGTTAAATGCAGGAAGTTAAAAGCGACGGCTACATCGTTCAGCGGTTCGATTAATATTCCGAAACACCCACAATCCGCGGCAAGGGGAGAATACCTTAACCTTTCTCCGTACAGCAGATACACATTAAACTTCACTCCGTTTGGTTCTTTTCCTCTTGATACAACGAAGCTTTCAGGGACAAGCATCTTGAATTACACAGTGCTGATTGACTACATAAGTGGAACAGGAAGACTCAACATTGCTCCGCAGTTTCCAGATGGAAACAGCCCAATTATTGAATCGGTTGAGGGAATGTGTTCAGTTCCGATTCAGCTTGCGCAGATTGCCAGAGATTACATAGGAACCACGGCTACCGCCATTGCTTCCGCTGGGGACGTGGTGCAGAGTGCAGTAACTGGAAACATTGGAGGAGCAATATCCAACTTTGCTTCTGGAATTGACAGTACTTTGAAAGCCGCCGCTCCGCAGTTAAGGACATCGGGTGGAAATGGTAATACATCTAACTTTATCACGGCTCCACAGTTATATTGCCAGTTCTTTAATCTGGTTCAGGAGTATAACGAGAAGTTGGGTAGACCGCTTTGTGAAGCAAGGGTTATCAATACGATACCGGGGTATATTATGTGTATGGATGCGGATGTTAAAACCGCTTCTACACAGACGGAGAATGAAAGAATCAAGGAGTATCTGGAAGGGGGATTTTATTACGGCTAGTTGGCACGCTAAGAAAACAGGAGGATACTCAAGAACCTCCATCGAAGCAATCGATAACGCGAACATGATTTACGCAGTTTTATACAACGAAGGATGGACACTTAACGCGATATGCGGAGTGCTGGGGAACATGGGAGCGGAGAGCGGATACAATCCGTGGAGATGGCAGAGTGATAAGATAGGAGTCTCTACAGGCTCTCCATGGACGAACAAAGGATATGGACTCGTACAATTCACTCCGGGTGGGAAATATATCAATGACACCAGAGCGAAAGCAATGCCGGGATATGGCCCTAACTTTTCTGATAAAGTGGGAAACATTGCAGACGGAAATGCACAGATATTGTTTGTAGATTCGTATGCAGATTATTATCCTACAGGTGCCTATCCAATGAGTTTCGCAGAGTTCAAGACAAGCACGAAAGACCCGGGAACTTTGGCTAAAGCATGGCTGTATAACTATGAAAGACCTGCTGACCCGGGAGCTACAGAAGCCGCCAGAGCGGAGAATGGAAGGTATTGGTTTCAAGTTTTGAGTGGAGAAATTCCTCCTGACCCGCCAGACCCTCCGGGACCATCTGGACATCTTGAAATATGGATGTATTTTAAATTGAAAGAAAGGAGGTAAACAGATGCAAGCACCTATGTTTTATGACCACATAAATGCAAAAGAATCGATGACAAGCCCCAGCACTATGAAGATTCACAATACCGGGCTTTACAGGCAGTTCCAGAGATATCTCTTGCAAGAAGCGATGTCTCCTTTCAAGTTCACTTTCCCCGAAACATGGGCGAAAGATTATGTGTTGTATGTATTATATTTGTGGGGTTATTTTGCCATATTTAATACGGACAAGTTCGGAGTGATTCCTCAGCAGTGCGGGCTTTATGGATACGATGTTTTCTACAGGCCGACGCATTGTATAATTACTAATCCGTTGTTCAGGGAAACTTATTATCCTAAGATTGGAAAGGACTGCACGCTGATTAAATTACAGCCTGACTATGGCGGCATTATGGACATCGTTTCATACTATGCGGAAATGATGGCTCTATGCTCTGAAAGTGTCGCTGTTAACCTTGTAAACTCTAAGCTTTCTTATGTGTTCTTTACTCAAGGGGCTAAAGAAGCAGAAGAGGTCAAGAAGATTTATGACCAGGTGGGGAGCGGCGAGCCTTGCGTCGTTGCTGATAAGAAATTTAGGGGAGAAGACGGAACTCTTGCATGGGAAATGTTTGACCGGAATGTGAAGAATAATTATATTGCCAGTGATATACTGAGTGATATGAAAAAGATTAAAGCAATGTACGACACGGAGATTGGTATTCCTAATACGAATACTGATAAGAAAGAGAGAATGATTACCAGTGAAGTGCTGAGCAACAATGTTGAGACTCTGAGCAAATGTGAGCTTTGGCTAGAAGAGTTACAGGCAAGATTTGAAGAAGCTAGGAACATGTTTGGTTTCACTAAAGAAGAGCTGAATGTGGAGTGGAGATTCGACTTAACGAAAGGAGGTAATATGGATGAGAGCGACGCTATCAATATTGGGGCTGTACCAAAGGGAACCAACTCTATTTGATGAATTGGAGTTGCCGGGGAGTATGAATAAAGATGTGCTGATAGATAATATTTTATATGAAGCAGCGCCGCTTGAAGCCTATTACCCTGACCCGAATTTCATGAAATTTATGATTGGGCGTTGGTCGTTCATGAATCAGAGTGTGTGGCAGAAACTTTATGATACGACGGTTCTTGAGTATAATCCTATTTTTAACTATGACAGAACAGAAGAATGGTCTGAGAATGAACAGATGCTTGATAAGCGAACGCTGACCGGGACAGAAATGGAAACATCAACAGATAATAGTAGTGGAAAGATTAAGTCAAGCGGAACTGTTAAATCTGAATTGAATGTATCCGGGTACAACGAATCTAGCTATGTTCCGAGAGAGCAAACAATTGAAACGCCTGATACTTTAACGTCAAACACTTCCGAAACTGACAGAACAGTATCAATAGATAAAAACGATACTGAAAATATGGATAGAAAAAGAGATAATATTAGAACTGGAAGAGCTTTTGGAAACATTGGTGTAACTACCACTCAGCAAATGATACAGCAGGAAAGAGAGACGGTTTTGTTCAATATGTACAAGGTTATTACGGACTCTTTCATTGAACGATTCTGCTTAATGATTTACACATAAGGAGGCATATAATGGGTTTATGGGAACAATTTCCTTATCCAGATTATCATAATCTTAATCTGGATTGGATATTACAAAAAATAAAAGAATTTGGTGTCACTATAGATGGTTTAGATGAATACATCGAGCAAAAAATTAAAGAGGGTTTAGACGCTCTAGGACTAGAACAGATTGTTATTGATATTCTATCAAAATATGCTTACGCAATTAACGTTAAGACTCCGCCCAATGGACTTCTTCCGGCATCGGGAAACGGAACGACTAATGATTATGCTACTATTCAAGGCTGTATTGATTATGCTTCTTCTATCGGAGGAGGAGTTGTATTCTTCCCCTACGGAAAGTATCTAACCAATAGTCTTTCAATGCGAAGTAATGTCAGTATATTAGGTTTTGACCAGTATAGCACCGAGTTAATTTTATCAGGGGGAGCTAATAAACCTTTGTTAAGTGGCACTATTGATAATGTTAGCATTTCCGGTCTTACTCTTAACGCAAAACAAAGTTCACAGGTTAATAATATTGATGCTATTGAATTATTAGGACATCACATCAATATTGAAAATGTTATTGCTGAAGATTGTTATACTTCCATTAATATAGAGAAAAATGGAACATCAATTGTTATTAAAAATGTGATTTGTAATATCGCTTCGGAAGCGTGTTTAAGAGTTAGCGGAACTAATGGCGGCCTTTTAGTTGATGGGCTTGACATGACTGGGTTAACTACAAACTTAGGAACCGCTTATATTGTGACTGATTCTAATGGAGATATTTATAGGAATATTAATATTCATGGTACAGGTGCGATTGGTATTGTTGTATCTGGAAGTGGCAACTACTTCGACGGAAAGATTTCTGATGTTACGAAAGATTACGATGATATAAGCGGTGACAATACGTTTAACCTGTTTGGAAAGACTAGGATTGAAAATTTAACAGGTGAAGTGGTTGTGAATGCTGGAAACATCAGAATGAATGCAACAAACATACTAGAATTATTTTCTGACGAATTAGTTTTAAATTATATGAAACCAATAGCAATAAATGTTCCAACAGGTGAATCCCTTAAAAGCTTAACTTTAAAAGTTGGAAAGATTTATGTGACTGGTGGAAGATTAGTGAATGGAGATGGCGGGGAAGGTGTATATTTAATTACAAGTTCACTTCCAGAAAACGTAATTGCGGATGGTGGCATGTGCATTCCTATTCAAAACGGATTTGCTGTTCTTTTATCAAAAACTGTAAATACTAGACAATATGGAATCATGGATAATGTTGATTGCTTCACGCAGTTAAATGCTTTCCTTAATGCGGCTTCATATGGCAGAAATCTTAATATCATAAAAGGTAATTATTATGTAAATGGAACAGCAGAAAATACAAGTTTTATATCTTTACCAGCGGACAGCATTATTGACTTCAATTATTCATTAGTGACACTGGATGGGTATGCTTTTATAACCAACTACAAACCTAATGGCGTTTACCCTGGATACACTGGGCCGTCCAATATAGTATTAAAAAATGCAACAATAATTACTGGTGAAAATAATATGCTGTTTTCACATATTAGAATTGGCCATGCATCAAACGTTATTGTTGAAAATATTACAAGTAAAAACATCCCAGCTTCTCATGCATTAGAATTTGCCGGGTGTAAAGAATGCAAAGCTATTAATTGCTTATATACAGAAGAAAGATATGTCGCAACTGAGGATTATACCCTTATACAATTAGAGCATACAGGAGAAACTAATGCCCCTTTAATGCAACCATACGACAATACAGTTTGTAAAAATATTACAATTGAAAACTGTATGTTTGACGGAGAAAATGGAAGTATTTCAGCTTGTATTGAAACACACGCAGTGAACACAATCCCTATTACGCATACTGGAATTAGGATAATTGGAAACACTTTTACTAATTGTAATCTTGATGTGCTTGAAATTGTAAACTGTGACGATATTGTGATTGAAAACAATATTGTTAAAGACTGTAAATATCGTTTTGTAGCACCGCCAAAAACTATAGGTGGTACTGACTATATGATTCATGGGGGGGTGATAAGTGGAAACATAATCGATGGCGGAGGTAGAACCAATTTAGATTTTGCAGAACCTTGCTTTAAGCTTAATGCTTTATGCGAAAGTGTTGAGATAAGCGGAAACCTTATTAAAAATTATAATCAAGGCGCTGTAATTTTCTATGGTGGTAAAAACTTTACATTTAATTCAAATATAATGACAGATATCTGTAGAGCCGTTAAAACTGCTCGGCCGTCAAGAACAATAAGCCCAATCGAAATAAGAAGTGCGGTTGTTAACATTGTTGTTTGTGATAACTATATAGACTTATCGGCAAATACTGGTGTAGAATGCCCTATAGATACAGACGGGCAGAAATTTATAACACAGCTTATAAGAAACAACAATATAGTTGGTAACGCTGTATTATCTGAAGCTAGGGCTTCGTTTACACAAAGTAATAACACAATTAGAGTGATTAATAAGGATTGTGTTTTTGGGTCACAGACATTAACAGTTAATTTATACCGCCTTCAAACAATAATTATAAGATATGGGTTATATGTTAACGGAGCTAAAACACCTGTTACATCAATGCTTATTAATCAATTTAATACTGATGATAGTATTGTAATAAAAAGCTCAAATGTTATAGGAACAAAGTTATATGTTAGTGAAATGCAGATAACTGGTGTTAATACTTCTACATTTGTTATAGCTAGTAATAAAACTAATGTTATAGATTTAAGTGCATCACCTGCTGGAATAACTGAAATTACAGCTAGCACTGACACTTTAACAGAGGGATGCTTGTTTATTAATGGTGTGGATGGTGTTAATGGATTTAATATGTATAGTTATCCTAATTAAATGAAGAGGGTGAGCGAGAAATCGCTTGCCCTTT